GCTGGTAATGCATATTTATATGTAAAGCCGTAAGCAGGTGCTACGACATCTTGTGCTAATGAAGCACGTTTAATTAAACAGTTCCATGGGTGAGCTCTAAATACTGAAGCTCTTGTATCATCAAATAAAACACTAGCGGTTGCCGCTGGTTTACTTGTATCTGCTAATGAAGTAATAGCCTCAACACCTAAAAGTGCTAAAGCTCTATTTACTAAATCTACGTCTGCTGCCGCTGTCGCCATCTTTTGCTCCTAAGGTTGGGGGTACCGAAGTACCCCCGTTCTATTAGTCTACAACATACATGATGTAGCCAACTAGGTCATCGCCATCAGCGAGTGCAACGTCTTGAGAAGTAGCACGAAGTATAACTCCGTCTCTGCTTTCAAATACGTGTGTACCACCTGTAGCAGCAACGCCAGATCCTAAACCGAACTGACCAGCTGTGTCCACATTAAGACCATCAATAAGTCCATCTGGATCAGCCGCTGTAGTTGTACCATCAACCGCTGTAAAAGCGTCCCATCCAAGATCTAATGTAGCTGAACCAGTTGTCCAGTTTACATAAGCGTTAGATGAAGATAATAGTACGCGTACTCTACCGCCTGGTAGTTTACCTAGTGCTACACTTGATGTAGCATCTCCTGCACCATCTTGAGCATGAGTAAAGAACATAATACGTACTCTACCGTGAGCTTCAGTTGGTTGAGCAAAAGTTGGAGGTACGGCAACTGAGTTACCATACTCTGTAGAATTTTGAGTTGTTACAGCCATTGGTTACCTCCTTATTCTGCACATTTAATTTCAAGTACTTTTTCTTCTTCCATACGAACAGCGCCGAATGAAGCAGAGCAATATACTTGTGTTGAATTACGTTTATCACGTCTTGGACCGATGTCTACATTTACATCCGCACCTACTGCAAGCAATAGACCAGATTTAGAGTAGCAAATAACTCTTCTGTGAGAGTTTGCATCTGTCGCAACAAGCTCGGTTCTAATGAACTCAAAGCCCATGAACGAATTAACGTCCCCTTGTACCAAAGCTTTAACAGAGTTGAAGTCAGCACTTGTTACTTCAGTTGATTGTAGCAAATCATTAATTTGTTTTGCTGTTACAATGATGTAACGAGGATCACCTGGATCTGTTTCGTTTTGGTCTAATATTTGTTTAGCTCTTCTGAGTTTACCAATTGTAAGACCAGAGTTAGCTGCTGCACCACTTTCGACATAGTCGACTGCGATCACTTGACCTGCAGGGTGTGTTACAGAGCTAGAACCTGTTTTACCTGTGTAAACTGTTCCAAAAGCTGATTCGATAATAATCTCATCCATTTTTCTACCTAAAGCAAAACCTGCGTTTTGGCTATATGGAGATGTAGGATCGATTAATAATCTAATACGATCGGTTCTATCAATTAATTCAGCCCAATCAAAGTCACGTAGAGAAACACGTCTTCTATCGTGTGGTACTGTGATAAGCGGAGTGTCTTGATGACGACCTGTCACCTCTAATGCAGAGGTAGCACCTATTCTATCGTAAAATTCGTACTCAGCGTTCTGAGATTCGACTCTTACGTAAGGACGTAGGCGAGAACCTTTTTGTTGCAAGAGGTGCTCAACGTTAGCTTTGTATTGTTGTACAAAAGCTGTAGTTATTTGAGTTGACATATAAATGTCCTCCTGTTATTGTTTAACTTCTCGCAAAGGCTACCCTTCCGGACCTCCACTACCCTAAGCCTGGGCACACAGCTACGGACTCGATGAGCTACCCGTAATTCGGATTATATACCTTATTTATTTATAATTACACTGCCTCTTCACTGTCTGGATAAGCATAACTAAATAAATATTCCATCTTTTTGATTGCTTCAGCATGGCCTTGTGCTTCTTTATCAGTATACTGATTCATAAAGTTAGGGTCACGTTGTAGTCTAGCAATCTCTTGTTGTGCAGAGTCAGGTGTCATTTCAAATGATCTAACTTCACCAGGTTCAGCACCTGCTTCAGACATCATCTTACCTACCTTAGCAAATAATTTAACAAACATAGGATTATCACCTTGTCCTGTTTCATCAAACCATTTTAATAGCTCTTCACCACCTAATTCTTTAGCAGCACGTTGTGATAAATCTACAGACTCATCAAATGCTTTACCAAGATCTTTTTTAAGTTGTGTGTGCCATTCAGATCTCATTTGATCATTTTGACCTACAGCTTCATTATACTCATTACCTAAATACTGTAGATAACCTGTATAAAGTTTATTAGCTTGAGCATTAGTTAAACCTGTTTCATGCATAAGTTGTTTCATTGCATTATCCATAGGTTCTGAATGTTCAAAACCATCTGGTAATTCAACTTTATCAAATTCATATTTTTCAGGTCGACCTAAACGATTATAAAATTCGTTCATTTCATCTTCTGATGCCTCAGCTCCTGGTAATACTATTTTATCAGCACCTACCATCTTCTGAGCGTTTATATATGATTTAGCTAGTCCATTTAAATCTTTAATGTCTGCTAAACTTGGATCGCCTGCTATTTCTTGATCTATACTAGATCTCCAATCAGCTGAGCTACCCGTGTCTGCTACCGGTGTTTCTACCGGAGCTTCAGTCTCTACGGACCCTGTTGATTCTTCAACCATTATTATTCTCCTGCATTAATTGCATTATTTCTCTAGGATCTCTATCACAAAATCTTAGAATTGATAGTATGAGTCTACGTTGACCTTCACGGTGTGCAGACTCGTAAGGATCGCCTTGTACATAAGTTGAATCATGTATAAAGGCTATTTTACACAAATGCTCTAGTACGCGTTCTCCATCTTTAGTAGAAAACACAGCTCTATAAGCATCATGTAATTCGTTAAGTTTCGGTTGTTTCTGTGCCACCTAATATTCCTGCCGCACTGGCATCTTTAGCAGCGCCTGCAAGTTGTTGTGCTTGTTCAGCTTGCATAGCCGCTTGTTGTTGTTCTTGTCGTTGTTGTCTCATTTGTGCTACACTTTCTTCTGACATCAATGTTTCCATTGGAGCATCAAGTGTACCATGAGCCCATTTGAACGCACCATCAGCATCTAAGTTATCAAATATTTCTGGTCTGATATTTGCTAACGGCATTATTTGTTCCATGAAACGACTAAAGTTAAATACTGATTGTGACCTCTGAGCTCTTGCTACAGGTGACACATATTCAACTTTTAGTTTTGCGCCTTGTATCTCTGGTGGCGGAGATGCAATAGCTTGTCTTCTTGCCATAATGGCAAATACACGATCGATCAATGGTCCTAAGAACTCAGTTTGTAGACGACCTACCATCGGGCCTAGGAGTCGCATTTTTTCGGTCATTTGTGGACCGTCTTGTCTCATTTGTAACCAATCAACATGGAATGTTTTTAGTATGTGGTCACGTCTTGAGTCTATAAAATCTAAACCAATATCTGGTCTTGCATTATTCATTAATGGCTCAATTTTATCTTGAGTACCAGATCTATAGTAATTCAGACCCCCGGGTACCGTCCTTAGCGGTAACATGAAACCGTCATCAGGTACTAAGAGTGGGGGGTCAGTGAGTTTCTGAGCAGCCCTAATGACGGTCTTGGTCATTTCGTTTACCATACGTATATCTGGTAAACATGTCATAGCGGGGGAACGACCATAAATTTCACCAGCGGTCTTAGACCATCTAGGTACTAAATATGGAAACTCATTAAAACCTGATTCATCTAGTAGTATCTTTTCTTCCATTAATACATAACAACTGCTAAATGGCATTTGTGTATTCATCTTAGTTGTAGGTGAATATGTATCTCTTGGTTCGACTGCATGAATGCAAGTAAATTCTTGATGTGGTTGTTTATATGCTGTTTCAACAAATTTTTCAGGTAGTACATCACCATACATTTGTACAAGTTGTCTTGCTGTATGTTTATACTTACGATATAATGTATCTACTCTACCTTCTGAATCTTCAGCTATATAGCATTCAGCTAAGTGAAATGTTCTAAAGTTTATAGGTCTACCTGGTCTATCTTCTACATACATGACACCTGTACCGTAAGATCCAAGGTCTAAATATAATTCATGTACTGCTGTAGTAAAGTTAGATTCAGGTGTATTAAATACATCATCAAACATTGTCTCAGTTGTACCTTGTAACCAGTTACGTACTGATTGACTAAGTATATCGTTGACTTGTGGTATAGTGAGACTAAACCATTGTTCTGCAGATGATGTTAAAAATCCATGTAAGCCACTTGCTAACTGTTCATTTGCTAATGGTGCTGTAGAATCAAATACTTTATCATAACGTGTACGATCACCTTTATGACGTTCTATAGAAAAGTCACCACGACGTGGGTTTACAAAGTCTGTACAATCTTGCCATAGACTTTCCCAAGGTGCTCTCATTGATTCGAGTTGACCTTGACGTTTTATAATATGATCTACTTTTGTATCCATTATGCTTTTTTATTCCTGCTTGCAAATGATGCAGCTTCACCCTTACTGCTAAAGCCCCATGCTTTAAGTGCCAGTGCTAATCTTGTTGGTTTACCTTCGTCATCTTTCATCGGGCCTTTCATACCTGAAAAACGTGCAGCAAATGATATGCGTCGACCACCTTTACCTTTACTCTTGGGTGGTTTTAAATCATGTCCCTTTGCATTATAGTACTTGCGGCCTTTTTCATTTAAGCCACCTGATTTATTTTGATGAGCTTTTTTAACCATTATGCTTTTTTAGTTTTCTTAGCGGTCTTAGCAGATCTTTTAAAATCAGCATTTGTAGGAGCACCTTTAGCACCCTTCTTGCGCATTGTCTCCCCAGAGCCTGCTTTTATTCTTTTACGTTTTGCATGTATGTTTGCATATAGTCCTGGTTTTTTTGGCATATTAACTCTCCGTTCCTAATAGTTTTTTACGTTTAACTTTTAAATCTGTATCTTTTAATCCTCGAGGTCCTGTCAGCATAGTTGCTCTTCTAGATGTTTTACTTTTAGATTGTATTTGTTGTTCAGGGCTAGAACCTGATTCTACTTTAAGTGCAGGACCCGCAAAGTCTGGTATTTTTTTAGGGTCTTTAATTGCTCCCGCAAAGTCACTAGCTTTTGTAACCTTCTTTAAAGCTCCCATTCCAACTAGTTGATCTATAGCTTTTTGCATTGCACCCATATTAACTCTCTGTACCTAATAGTTTTTTACGTGTTATTTCTTCTTCAGATTGTAATCCTGCGGCACCGGTCATAATTGTAGACTTTCTTCCTTTTTTAGCAGCATATGATTTTTTAATTGTACCTGCAGCATCTTGCATTGCAGCTGATGGATCAGGAGCTTCAGGTGCTGGTGGAGGTGCTGGCATACTTGGTGGCTTAGGTAGAATACCTAATGATTGAAGTGGTCTTGTTACTATTCTTGTTACTGATCTTACTGCACTACCCATTGTTTACCTCCTTATTGTATGTATGCCCTGTCACTGTATATCCCATCTTTTGATAGAACTTCTTAGTTCTTTCAGGATTAATTCCAGTTGACGTAGCCGGGTTTAGTCTTTTTGCGCCTTTTTTTATAGCCCATGTTTCAAAGTCCTTAAATAGTTTAGTTGCTGCTGCCGATCCTCTTAATGTCTTTTCGACGTAGTATGTCAGATCAGCCGCATATAAGTCTTTACCAAAATAGTACTCTGTTATAAACCCAATGAACACCCCTATTATCTGATTATTATGGACTGCTACTTGTACAAATTGGCTGTGGATACAAGTAAAGAGTAATTGTTTAAGTTTTTCTGGGTCAAAATCAAGGTCCTTGAACTGTGATTCTTGGTGCATTTTATAACCAAGTTCTATAATTTCCTTGATATCACCAGGTTCAGCTGGTCGTGTTATCATGCGAGTATTGAATAGTCTCCGTCTGCCTGACGAGGTAGGTCCTTCATCCTCGAGTCTTGCTTATTTCTCATACCAAGTGCTAAATACCTAAAAGCATCACAAGCATGACTTGTCCAGTCATGTAACGGTTTATCCCTAAACGTCTTGTTCTTTTCGTCAAAGTCTTTACGATATTGACGTAGTGCTTCTATAAGTAAGGCACACTTGTCCTCATCAAAGTAACAACGTGGTAATACTGTCCTTGCAGCTTCAATACCGTCATCTATCCTTAGATTCGGTGTTACTCTAAATCTGATACCAAGTTCACGGGCAGATTCTAGTCTTGATCTACCGGTACTCATTTCACGTACTTTAATGTCGTGTGGGGCGATGTGTTCCCCGTATACATAATCTTTTTCTCTTAATACTTTTGCGTAGTGTGCTAGACCTTCTCCTGAGTTTTCATAGAAGTCTATAATACGAATCTCATTATAATGGTGCTGGAAGAAGATAATACTAGTTGAGTCTCCCATACCAAGGTCCCATGAGGTGTGGACATCGAGTAATGGATCATATGGTACTTTAGTAATACGTTGATCAGCCAAGGCTTTTGCCATGAGGTTACCATAGTATGAACCTACGAGAGGAGCATCAAATGAACAGTAAAACTCTTGTTGAATCATCTCCTCTGGCATACCAGATTCACGTTCATCGTCGATTGCTTGTTGTGATACAGCTCGTGTATCTTCTACAGATAGGCTTTGACTAAACCATTTTTCATTTTTACGGGCCATTGTCAACAGATCGTAGCCATGGTTACGGCCCCTAGCTGTATAGATGAATACGGCCCAGCCGTCGTTTTCAGCAAGTATCGGTCTAATATATTCCCAGGCCCTTGGGTCTTGGACCGAGTACTCAGAGAATATAACTCCGACTGGGTTGGCACCTATCAGTCTGTCAACGTTGTCGGTACCAACAACTTGGTAGATAGAGCCATTTTTCAGTGTTAACCTCATTTCCGTGTTGTTCTTGCTTTCTACAAGTTCTGATGGAAAATGGTCAATAAACTTGCGACCGTCCCTGGTCATACCGTCCCACGCGATCTTTCGTCCTTGGTTATATGTGGGAAATAAATGCCAGTATAATCCTGGTCGTTTAAGTGCAGATACTGCACACCAGTTAATACTCGCT